TCTAGATGGTGCTCTTAATGTACTAGAGACAACACTCAGAATCTTCTTGTCATCAGAAGGCCTTGATACTTCTACAGTGGGCAGCCAAGTTGACGCAAGCAATCCTAACTCTGGTATACAGCAGCTACTGTCAATGATTGAACGCTTTGAGGCTTCTCAGCAGGACGTTGAGAATTTTAGAGATGCAGAAGGTGAGCAGTTTGATATTTTCAAGAGATGGTCTAACAGGATGCAAGGCGTAAATGGCTCAGAATTTGACCTGATTGATGACCTTAAACGGGCCAACATTAGTGACGATGTGAGTTTTAATATTAAATATGCTCAGCCACAGTTGATTCAAACTAAAAAAGAGATTGAAGAGAGTGCGGTTTTCTTACTGGATAAGGACCTTGCGTCTAGAGTTGAGACTATTATGGAGATCAGAGAAGTTGACGAGGATGCTGCCATACAAGTTATTGAGAGAATAGATAAAGAGAAAAAAGAGAGGGCAGAGAAGTTTTCAATTGGATCTGATTTACTTGGCATGGGAGGCATTAATGGCGGCACCGACATTCAAGAAAAACAAAGTGAGCCAGAAGATCAATCTTAAAGAAGAGTTTGGGATTGATTTTAGGGGAAAGGATGCCCTTAAAGAAGCTTTAGGACAGGCTATTATTGATCGTATTGTTGAGAGGTCTCAGTCAGGAAATGGCATGAGTTTTAACTCTAATGGATCTGGTAAGCCAGTTAAATTAAAAAGCCCATATTCTGACACATACGAGGAAAGCTTAGAGTTTAAGGCTGCTGGTAAGTCAAAAAACGATGTAAATATGACCTTGACCGGCGATATGTTGGGTTTAATTGATATTGTAAATGTTAAGGGAAACACAATAGAGATAGGCTGGGATGATGAGACCGAAAACGCAAAGTCTTATAATCATTCTGTTGGTGATACTGTTCCTAAGCGTCCTTTTTTTGGTGTAAACAAGGCAGAGCTTAAATCAATTAAGAGTGAGTTTTCAAAGGACATAAAAGAAGCTTTGAAAATAAAAAAGAAAGAAGGCGAGAAGGCCTTTGAGAGTTTTGTTTTGGATCTTATTGATAAAACAAAAAAAGGTGATGTCATTGGCTAGTGTTAAGGGTGTTGATAAAGTCAAGTTCAGCGTAAAAAAGGCTTTTGAAGGTACTTTGTCAAACAGTAGCCTTCAATCAGAGGTTGGCACATATGCTGTTGGACAAATGAAGCTTTACGCAAGAAAGGCTACTCCGCTGCAAGGTAGGAATGTTGGCAGCTTTCCTTCTGGCTACCCAAGACCAAAAACACAAGAGCAGAGAGAGCGTCTTGCAAAATATAACAGAACACATCCTGCGTATGGCAGATCAACTCCAAACTTGACTATTACAGGTCAATTGATTGACGCTATTAAGTATGAGTTTTCAAAAACAAAGAAAGGACTTTTTATAGAGTTTTTTGTGGATGGGAAAAGAAAACCATATATGACAGGGAGAAACAAAAGACAAAAGCCTACAAAAATCAACACAGATAATGCAGAACTTTATAAATTATTAATTGATATAGACAAAGATTTTGCAATACTAGGTCTTGGTCCTATTCAAAGAAAAGTAATAACAAATAAAGTCCGAAGCTTTTTACGTAGAGCGTTAGGGTTTACAAAATAATGTCAGGAGGCATATAATATGGAACAAACACAAGACCCCAGTGGGGCATCCGATGTGCAAGCCAGTGGCGGCGTCGAGACCGAAACTCAGACAGACCAAGTTCCCAGTGGGAATGATGAACTGATAAAGCTTTCTACTCATAGAAAGTTGTTAGGCGAAAAGAAAGCTGCTCAAGCAAAACTTGATGCTGCTCAAACTGAGCTTAATACTTTAAGAGAAGAAAAGTTAATGTCAGAGGGCAAAAAGGATGAGTTGATCCAAAAGTATCAAACCGATCTAAAGGAGCTTGAGGGTAAATACAAAGGTACAGTAGGAAACTTTGCTTACAATGCCATTTCTGGCAAGGTGAGAGAAGTCTCTGCACGCTCTGGATGTATTGACGTTGATGGCTTGATAAATCTAGTAGATTTATCATCAATAGATTGTGATGATTCTTTTAATGTAGATGGTAAACAGGTAGAGGCATTAGTTGATGAGTTTAAGAAAGGCCGCCCACACTTCTTTAGTCGAGAAGCGCCTAACATTAAGGACGGTGTTTTGAAAAAACCAGATGCGCCCTCTACCTATGAAGAAGATTTACGAGCTTGTAAAACCCAAAAGGAATTAGAAGCAGTAATGAAAAAACATGGTAGAATTTAATTAAATAAAGGAGGCCCAGGATGGCTTTTACTACAAATTTAACAGGGACAGCTCAAGTAGATGATTCAATTGTCTTAGAGTTTGACTCACAATTTATTATCGCAGCAGCTCAAGAACACGTTATGGATCAGTTCGTTTCTTACAAAAGAATGATTGATGCAAAATCAATTGAGTTTCCAAAGTATGCACAACTTGCACTTGCTACAACTCCTCTAGTGGAAACTGATGATGTTGTTTCAGAGGCTCTTGTTGATGAGAAAATTCTCATTCAACCTCAAGAGTATGGTAATGTTGTTACTACTACTAAACTTGCTAACCTTCAAACTGGTGGAACTGCAGACCTTGCAGCTGCTAGACTTGTTGGAATGAACGCTGGACGTACGTCTGATAAGCTTGCAATTTTAGAGGCAGAGCAGAGCACAAATGAGTTAACTCCTGGTGGAGTTGCAGAGGGTGCCTTGACAGCATCTGACATCATGAGTGTTACTTTCTTGAATGAGCTTTATAACAAACTTGCAAGAGCTTCTATTCAGCCTTTAAGTCAAGGAATGTATGTAGCAGTTATGCATGATGATGTTATTCATGATTTAAGAAACTCTTCTGGCGCTGGTAGCTGGCAAGATATTAACAAGTACACTGATCCTTCTGAAATTCTTATGAATGAAGTTGGACAGATTGCTGGGTTTAAGATTGTTAGAGATAACAATATCACAGTAAACGCTGATGCGGGTGATGCTTTGGTTGATACTTATCATTCTATCTGCATGGGTTTTAATGCTCTTGGAAAAGCAGAATCTAAGCCTACTTCAATTGTAGCCTCTGGGCCTTTTGATAAGCTTGGACGTTTTGTGAACCTTGGCCATTATGGTGTTTTTGAGTATGGTATTGTAGATCAAGATGCTCTTTATCTTGGAACTACTGCTTCTAGTGTTGGAGCGAACGTATAATCTAATCATCATAAATTTAGGAGAGGGGCATAGGTCTCTCTCCTATTTTTTGCTAGGTGTTCAATGAGCAATAGAAAAAACCATTTTAAGGTTAAGATGTATCTAGTTGCAGATACAGAGTCTGATCTAATTGAGCTTCAAGTAAAAAACAACTTAGTAAATGATAGGATGTATGGCTATGGAGATCCTGTTAATGTAGATGGCAAATGGTATGTCTGGTTTTTAGCTGATGTAACAAACTATAAGAAGGTGCAGTAGATGAGCACTAATAAGAGCGTAGATGATGGCTTTCAGGATTGCATAGAGGACATAGACCATAATAATAGTTATGTAAAAACTAAGGTTATCAATGATGGCTCTGAGCCTATACCTGTAACGCTTGATTTAACAGTTGGTGTAACTACTAATATTTTTGACCAGGTTACTGCAGTTGCGACATCTACACAAACAACAATTTTAAGCTATACAGTACCAGCATCTAAGCAGTTTAAATTGCAATTAGTTGAGGCCAGTGGAGAGAATATTGCAACTTATGAGATTTATAGAGATACGACACTAGAGGCCAAAAGACGTACCTATTGGGGTGCAGGGCTTGATATTGTGTTACAATTTATACAAACTAATTCAGCAGGTCTAGTTTTTACTGCAGGTGAAAAAATAGAAATTAAAGTAGAGCATGAAAGGCCGATGTCTGGCGATTTTGATGCTAGAATATTAGGAGTGCTAGAGGATGTCTGATTTAGATAAAATGAAAAAGAAACTTGAATTAATGAAGATACAAGCTGCTAAGTATGGTTATGAAGTTAAGATTGAAGAGCGTTTAAAAGATATTGATCGCATTAAAAAAGAGATTGAAATTGTAGAGGCCAGAGAATTAGAGCTTTCACAGGAGATAGACAATGGCTGATAAAGATAAGGATAAGAAAGAAAAGAAAACTAAAAAAACTAAGAAAATGAAACACAGGATGTTGATAGCTTTATTAGCAATGTATATTTAATTTTTTTCAAGGGAGTGAAAAATGGCAGATTATGATTCAGGTTTACCAATAAGATCAGAGGCAGATGGTGATGATGAACGCGTTCACAGTAAGATAGTAGATTATGCGGATCCAGATGGTGCGGGTAAGCAGTTAGAAGTAGATGCAGATGGTAATGCTCATATAGAGATGCATGGCAATGAGCCCGATGGAACTACTGATATTGTTATGCGCTTATCGGAGCTTGGTGCTCCTAATGGTGATGGTGACTATGATGCCACTAATAACACAAAACCAGCATCTAGTGGCCTAATAGCTCATGATAGAAATGCAACTCCTGATGAGACACATCAGAATCATAGAGTTACAGGTGTAA